TGGACTTGGGTGACGTTCTCAACGATCCACTGCGTTAGCCCTCGGGCGTAGCCTGCAGCGCTCCACCCTACGGGAGGTAAAGATTTGTGTACCTTTTCGAGGGCCCATTTGGTGATGGGGGGTGGAATACGCGCCAGTCCTCGGTCGTCGAATTGGATGGTGCGCTTGTTGACTGCTCGACGTGCCAGTGCAGAGGCGGTCTTAAGCAAGTATTCAGCATTTGAATGGGCCATGTTGCCCCTGGTTGCTGCAGTCTGCCGCTGATTGTTGGCCTCTTCGGGCCCCAGCCGCTTCTCCCATTGCACCAGCCCGGTTTGATCGCTTGTCTCTTTCAGGATGTGTGTAACACTAGCGTATTTAAATTCAGGTGCTCCAGCTAAATAGTACGTTCGGTGGGGGCCGGAATTATCCTGTACAAGGTTCCAGCGTCTTAAAGTTGCTAGGGTGTCTTGTGCTGAAGGCATTTGAATACTATTTCCCCATTAAAGAATACCATGAAAAAAGCCCTCTGCATAGTGCAAAGGGCCTTGATTAGCAGCGTTGTTTAGGCAGGCTTAAAAGGGTTTCCACCTGTCAATAGGCGATCCAGTTCAAAACCAGCCTCCTGGGCTTCCAGCCAGGCTGCGGTGATGTGCTCTTGGCTGCCCTTTTTCTTAGGGACAGGGCGGACGGTGTACTTGGGGATCCCGTTGGCCTGGATTTCCTTGGAGATGATCAGGTCGATGCTGGTTAGATCCTTGTCGTAGTCCTCCATTTGGGAGATGTCGTCCAGCTCCTTCATGATCGTCTTTTGAGTGACGCTCCAGACCTGAACGTTGCCTGTCTCGTAATTGAAGACGGGGGCGCTGATGGCAAACTTGATGTCCGTTGTACCAGGACCTCCACGGCCTTCGCGGGCTTCAAAGTCGCCCATCTCAGCCGTCACATCCTCAGGGGTGGGCTGGTAGTCGAAGCGGAAGGGCTTGGACTGGGTGCCACTGGTGCCCCAGACCTCGTAATACTCAAGGGGCTGGTCGTTGAGGATCGTGATGCGGACCGAGCCCTTGTCTTGGAGTTTGCTCAGGTTTAGGTAACCGCCACCGCTTGACGAGGTGGTGATGGCAGCTGTTGCAGTCTTAGAAAGGAAGGCCATGATTGAGTGTTGTGGTTGCTCCAGCAGGTTTTGTCCTGCCGGTTGTGTCACAGTAGCACGGGGTTGCCGCCTTGGCTACCATACAAAAACACCCCAAGGGCGTTGGCCTCTGGGGTGTAGTTCCCAATGTTCTGTAGGAGTCTAACACTGTGTCTCAGAAGTCGCAAGAGTTGCTGGCGTTCGTTCACCAGCTGCCTCAAGGTGGTGCATATGCACCGATTTACGTCAAAGGGTCGCATTTGCACTCTGGTAAGGAAAGCAAGGGCAAGACGCCCCTGGAGAAATCGCACCATGTCGTGATGGGGCCTGGAGACGTTGCGCTCCAGATCGTTCGTAAGCCTGCGGTGTTCCAGGCAGTTGGCGTTTTTACTGGGGCTAGGAGCAATGGCCTTGTGATCCTGGACGTGGATCGCAACCTTGCCCGTTTGAAAAAGGGTTGGGGTAACACCTTGGATGGTGCTCCAGTCGTTACGTCTACTAAAGGCAACGCTGCCAAGTACCTGTTCCGTGTCCCAGAGGCTCTGTGGGGCCATGTGCGGGGCATTGGGTTGTCTGATACGGGCGCTGGCTACGAGGTGCTCTGGGGCCGTCAGGGGGTCATCTACGGGGCGTATCCGGGCTCCAGTGATGGAAAGGCTCCAGAGGGTCACTATCACTTTGAAGGGGATCTCACGGCTGTCCCAGAAGCACCTGAATGGTTGCTGGCTGAGATGCGTGATGCCTGTGGAAAAGGTGTTGTTGATGGCGGCTTTATCAAAAACCGTAAGGCCCTTGATTTCTCAGATCGGGATCCAGGTGAGGTTGCTGAGATCATCCAATCAGCTTTGAAGTTCATCCCAGGGCAGGGTGCTGGTAGCCGGGATCAGTGGGTGAAGGTGGGCATGGCGATCCACAGCGAGCTGCCCACTGATCTGGGCTTGACGTTGTGGTCTGCCTGGTCTGCTGAGGATCCCGAATTCAGTGATGAGTGGTCTGGTGGTTCCAACCCCTGCGAAGCCGTCTGGAAGAGCTTTAAGCGCGGTTCTGTGAGCCTTGGGACGCTCTTTTGGATGGCAGATCAGCAGATGCCTGGCCGGTTGTGGTTGTCCGAGGATCTGCGGAAGGTGGTTGCTGATGTTGAGGTGGATCGGGTGCAGCGGTTTCGTAATGCTGGTCTTTCGCACGTAGAAATCGTCAAGCGAGCTGAGGCAGCCATGAAACTGCCTAACCCGTCTGAAGTGCAGCACAAACTGCATGAAATTGCCCAGGAAGCTGGCTACCGCGAGGCAGCAGCTGTTGTGCGGCTGCTCATTGCCGATCAGGAGTTTCGTCGTGGATCCAATGGGGGCACCTTGCAAGAAATTTTTGCTACGGAAGAAACTCCGATTGAGTACTTGATTCCAGAGTTGTTACCTAAGCCTGGAACCGTGTTAATGCACGGTCGCGGTGGTTGCGGCAAAACCATGGCTGTGTTGACTCTGGCTCAGCACATTGCTAGGGGAACGCCTTTTTCTGTCCGAGGACAGGAGGTTCCAGTTGAACAAGGCACGGTGCTTTGGCTGAACGGGGACCAGAACAGTCGCCGTATTCGTAAGCAGTTTCAGGATTTGGACTTCACCTCTGAGGATCCTGTGATTGTGCGGAACAAAGTTTCGATGCTTTGGTATCCGTGGTTCATCCAACAGATCGAAGAGCACCAGCCCAAGCTCGTGGTGTGGGACTCGGTTACGGCCTGTATGCGGGGGTGTGCTTTTGACCAGAACAAGGCCGAGTATGCCGAGCCGATCTACTGGTACAGCGCTGAGAACGGGGAGAGTTTCCCCGCAACCACCATCGTCTTCATCCACCACGCATCCAAGACTGGCGACTTCAGGGGCACCTCAGCGCTCCAGGATGCCGTGGATGAGTCTTGGGGCATCCGACGCCCGGAGAAGGCCGAGCTGGAGCGTGTAGGGGCCTCTGCGCGGCTTATCACCATTGGCAAGAGCCGCGAGGGCAATGAGGGCAAGCAGCTGATCTTGCGCCAGAAGGAGGATCTGACTTTCTCGCTGCAGGATCTGCCTCCTGTGGATGGGGTCGATTCCGCCAGTCCTGCTTCGATCATTGATCGGGTGCTCCAACGCCTCCGTACCAAGGGCGTACCGATGACAAAAGGGGAGTTGAATGCCGACCCGTTACTGGGGGGCAGTGTCAGCGCCATTGCCAAGTCGCTCCAGCGCTTGGTTGATCGGGGATTGGTGGTTGCTGAGGGAGATCGTTCCAGCAAGAGGTACTTAGCAGTCCTCGCGCACAGGGGGGGAGGAGGTAGTACCTGTCCTAAAGAAGAAAAAACCAGTGCTGGAGCTGGATCTGAGGAAAGTGGTTGTCCCGTTTTGTCCGATTCTGTCTCAAGTTGTCCTGAACCTGCTCCTAGGACAGCAAAAGGACAGGTTGGGACAAAACGGGACAAACTAGGACAGGTGAATCCGGCAGATACCTTGCCCCGCAAGGGTTCTCAGAGTTTGGGACAGCAGGACAGTTCTATATTCACGCGAGAGGAATTCCCCGCACGTGACGAACGCACCCCTCAAGAGTTGGAGCAGCTGATCCAGGAGGCCACCAACTTCTGGGGCTAAGCTCCAGACACGGCAAAAGGAGGGGTGGGGAGCCCCTCCTAATGCGTCACCACACCAGTGGCCGCATTGCCCCGTTCACCTACGCCCGGAGCCTGCTCCGAAGATCCTATGCCTACGCACTCCAATCCTCACACACAAATTGTTCTAGATCAACAGGAAAAAACACCCGTGTATTCGTTACAGACTGCACAAGACCGTATAAATTCATATTTTCCTTTTGTAAAGGGTGCCGACAATCTGTATAAAACGTGGGGTCCGTGGGAACTACGCTGTGTAGAAGTTGACAGCAAAGAGGTTTACGAGTTGTACCACGAGGCTTGTTACTACTCAATCGATTTTGGTGAAATCAGCTGTATGGCAGATATTTTTGATTGGGTTCTTCACATGTCAGGTAAAAGTTCTAACGCTTTTGGAGAAGATCACATATACTTTTTAGGTAAAGCGTTTAAAGATATATTTGAATACTCGGGTATCAGAATTTCATCTAATGCTTTTGCAAAATCTGATAATGTATCAGGTGGAAAAATCGCTAAAAAGTATTTTCGTGCTATGAATAAATACCGCAATGTTTCAGTGTGTACACGACATAAAGTTCTGGAAAGAGACGGTTTTCGGTGCATGGACTGCGGGGCGTCACCTGCACTAGGAGCCGTTCTTGAGGTAGATCACACAATTCCAGTTTCCAAAGGTGGTAGTAACGAGTTACACAATTTAAGAACTTTATGCTCAGACTGTAACCGTGGGAAATCCGACCGCCTGGTGAACTACACCGAATTTACTGATGCCTAACCTCTACCTTGGACTGATGCGTGTAGCCAGCTGGCTACTTTTCCTCATGGCCAGTAAGTCCCAGCCCAAACCGCCCCGGCGTCCCACGCTGGGCTTTACCACGGGTCCGCTGCCCGATGAGATCCACTCCATCGTGCGGCTGACTTGGTACCGGGCTGGCCGCCCTGTGGAGGTGGATCAGTTCCAGATCGACGAGTGTGACGAGGCGGAGCACATCTTCCACTACACCGTGGGGCAGTGCCTACGCCAAGGTGCCGATGTCTGCGTCCTTACTGCCTACAGCCCCGAGCAGCTTGGGGTGCCCACAACATAACTTGCTCACCAAATCGCTGAGATGGACTGCGCTGCAAGCCTTTTCAGCGATCATGCTTGGGATTGTGTACTTTTACAACTGGCACACTTGCCAGCTTGCTGGTGCTGTGTAACACTACTGTGCAGGAGGCGGGAGCTTCCTGCCTCAATCCTCTACTACATAACATGACTACCCACACTGAAATTTCCAATGAGCACCTCAGCTCCTGGTACTTTGCCGTTCGCTACTCCTCCATCGTGTTTGAGCAGCGCATCGACGAGCTTGAGAAAGTTGGCCTCAACTGCACTTACGACCGCTACAACCGCCAAAAGCTCCAGGACATGGAGCAATTCCTAAAGATGTCCTGGGATGCCTGGATGGACAGCATGGAAGCCACCGCCATCACTAAGGAGGCAGTCAAGTGAATCCCGATGTCCTTGAAATCTATGACGTTATCTTTACTCCTGACAGCACATGCGTCGTGCAAGCTATTGTCGAAGATGCTGCCATCTCTAGTCCTCAGACCCAGGATGATCCAGAAGAGTATTGCCCTGCCCTGTGCAGAGGCTCCTTCTACTTTTCTGAAGAGGACGTAATTCCAGCTACCGACGATGGACTCAGACAACTTTTTGCCGAGCGCATCGACAACTGGGAACTGGTGGACACGTCGGATTGGGATGTCTAACGCCAGGGATCTTCGGAACTCGGACGACTACGACGACTGGGAATACGGTACCGAGCCAATTCCATCCGACACAAGCTGGGTCAGACCAACAACTCTTACCCAGCTTTTTCACAAGATCATTGCCAAGCTAGAACTTGCTGATACTGTGGATAGCCAGAAGCTAGCCAGGCTGGTGATCCAAGAAATCCTCAGCCTGCCAACTTCAACTCTGTTAGACCTCAAAGCCCAGGATCCAAGTTTCAATGACCCAAACGCCAACTAACGCTCCATTCTTCAGATCATTCTTGCTTGGCAAGACATTCTCACTGGAAAACATCAAAGACATCTCTGATGTGGATCTGGAGACGCTAAACATCGAAACACTTACTGCTCTAAATGATGCCCGCCATGAGTATTCCAATCTTGATGATCGTCAATCAAAAGAGGGAGGACAAATTTTCTACCGTATGAAAGTGGCAAGCTATTTTCAGTCTGCAATCCAGATCGAGAAGAATAGCCCTTAGCTGCTTCTCGTTAACGTACCAACCAACTTTTTTGACATGATCACTCTTCTTTCTGACCGCGAAGTGCATCAGCTCACATCTTATGTGACTGAAATTGCAACTGCCATGGACAACATCACTTTCATTATTGGTGGTGCTCAAACTGCTACATGGGAGCAACCCACAATCACTAAGTCGGTGCTGGCTCCGGCAGATACTGCTCCAGTCAAGTCTCAACCTAAGACTCGTAAGTCCAAACGCCATGCGAGGGCTTTACTGACTGTTAGCAAGGTGATGGAAATCAAACGGCGTCTTGCTGCTGGCGAAAAAGCTGGCGCGATCTGCCGCGATTACAAGGTACATGTAACTACCATCAACTCCATTAAATACGGCAAAACCTGGAACCACGTTCATCTCCAGCAAACTGCCGCATGATTCTCTGTGACACAGAGATCCGGGCCCTGTGCAAGCAGGGCCTTGTGACTCCCTACGATCCAGCTCTCGTCAATCCAGCTAGTCTCGATGTGAGACTCGGTTGTGATTTATTGGTTGAGGTGGCCGAATGGCCCACCATGATCCCCATTGACATCGGTGGTCACACGCAGGAGGAGCCTTTCTATCTACAGCCTCACGAATTTGTGCTGGCATGTACGGAAGAAACGTTCTTTTTGCCTACCAACATTGCTGGGCAATTTGCGCTTAAAAGTTCCAGAGCAAGATCAGGCATTGAGCATCTGATGGCTGGTTATTGCGATCCTGGCTGGAGTGGATCCAAACTTACGTTGGAGTTACAGAATGCACGTTCTATGCACCCTGTTGCTATTTGGCCTGGGATGCGTATTGGGCAGATTGTATTCCATCGTATGTCACAAACTCCAGCTCAAGATTATTCAGTTACTGGCCATTACAACTTTGACTCCACCGTTACCGCTTCCAAAACATGAACGACATTCAGGCAACACTTGATGAACGGGGATCACGTTACGGTGATTTCATGGGCCACGCAGAAATTACTTGCGAGCTAAAAGATATTATTGCTCTGTATGTAATCACACGCGAGAAAAAACTGGAGCATGATCAAATAGAAGCGTTAGATATGATTTGTCACAAAATTGGGCGGATACTTAATGGTGATCCAGACTATGCAGATTCGTGGCATGACATTGCTGGTTATGCACAACTTGTTGCTAACAGATTGAACAATGACTAACCAAGACCCAATCACCCCACCGCCTGAGCTGGTGCAGCAGTGGGCAGACATGTTGAGCCACCGATCAGACCATGCCGTGTTCAGCCTTGCCGCCCGCTGGGGTGCCGACCAGGAACTTGAGGCTTGTTGTAAGTGGCTTGAGTGCAACTACAACTATCCACAAGCGAATCCCCTCCGCATCGCCCGCCGCCCCAAGCCGCCGAGCTTAAAAGAGCAAGCGCTGGAAGCATTGGGCGCAGACGGATACTCCATGCTTGCTGGAAAAAAGCTTGAACCCGTTCAGCTAAAGATTATCCGCCGCGCACTGGAGGCATTGCCCAATGATTAACACTCGCATGATCCAAGCGTTTGCCGTTGGCTTTCTTTGTAGTCCACTCACCTGGATAGCAATTCATCACTTACTGAACTACAAACGATGACTAACCTCTCCCCCACCGCGCAGGCAGTGCTG